TTGACCATACGTAGATTTAGCACCTTTTCTTAGTTTACTTCTACTGTTAGTGAATACAAATCTAATATCTAAATCAGGATGTTGCTTTTGTATAGCTAAATGTTTTCGTCTGTCTATAGCTAAGAATCTTCCTTTAGTTTCTATTATGATTCCATTGTTTAATATGAAGTCAGGGGTATAGGTTCTGTAGGCTAGGTCTTCCCATTCTATCTTGATTGATTCATAATCATAGTTATGTTTCAACTTAGTTAGGTAGAGTGAGATAGTATGCTCTAACCCACTCCTATACCCATGCTTTATTGCATCTCTTCTTATTTTATGAGGAGACACCTAGAAGTTTCGCCAAGAAATAAATGGATTACTATATGAATAAGTATTAGTATATCCTAAGTTTCTTAGTTCTTCTTTTACTGCTTCGTCAGCTGCTTTTCTAGCTTCCATAGCATCTCGTAAACCTGCTGTACGTAGTTCACGATACTCTTTCTTAGCTTCTGCTAATTGCTTTTCCATTTCTTCAATGTTAGCTTTTAGTTCATCTATTGACTTACTCATGTTATTCTCCTTTCATTTTAACATACTGAACCATCTTAGGTTCTCTAGCCTGAGACATCTGTGCAGGTAATTCTCTAAGAGTTTCCCAACAAGATTGTCTATATGAACAAAATGTACAGTTTTTATTTAGTACCATATTACCTGTAGGTTTACCTCTAAAGGTTTCAGGTTCAGGTTCAAAGCACCGTACTAGCTTTTCCGATTCAACTGCTTGGATGTTCTTTTTTATTTTAGTAAGTTCTTCATCCATATCAATATTAGCAGGAACATATTTAAACTGACCATTGGCTTTATTTACAACCCACCAACCACCTGCTTTGTAGCCTGATGCTTTTGCATAACCTGCAAGCTGTCCGACATAGCCAAAGCTATCTCCTGATGCTAACGACTCATATGAATCAAACTTATGCCTGTAAGACCAATCAGACGCAGACTTGATATCATCAACTGCATCATCAACAACTAAATCATATGAACCTGATATAGTAGTTTTTTCGTCAATGTCAAGGGATACAGTGTCACTATCTTTGTATGATACTTTAGCTTCAGTTAGTAATGCCTTAAATACAGACTCAACTATATCGCCAATCATCATGTTCATAACAAACGTAGTGGGTCTAGGTAACGCAGTCTCAGGTTTGTTCTTCTCAAACCATAACTGACAGGAAGGTCTGCCAATATTAGACATACGCAACTTAAACCCATCTCTCTTATTACCACCTGCAAACTGACGTTTGAGTGCTTCCTTTATTTCTTCGCCTACACGATTGATAGTCTCATTACTCATTGATGTCAAGCCCTTAGAAGCATTTTCTAAGTACTGACTAATCGCCAATTCACCACGGTGTTGCATTAGGCTAACTCTTCTTCGATATCAATGAAGTCATTAACTACAGAGTTATCTTCTTCATCGTGATGATTCGCCTTAGAATCCCATTCACTGATGATATAGCTATTGTAGTTTTCTACCCAAGATAAGAAGTTAGCAAACATTTCTTGGTCTGTGCTAGATAAATCAATAGTCTTAGACATATCTAAACTTGCAGTAGGAAGATAAAAACAATTACCATTTGGTAACTTTCTCTCCTCTGTACCAAGTGTCACATTATGCTGAACAGGTAGTCTCTTCATTTGAGATAGCTTAGTAAAAGGCATAGCCATTATCTTGAAGGCATCCCTATTATCAATCTCCCATATAAATGGTTGACTATCTATCTCAACTCCATTGCCCTTTTCGTCTACAGGATTAATTAAGTCGACTAGACCAAATACAACACGAACTCTTTTTATCTGCTTAATAAGTTCCTGTGTCTTCTCAGGTAATGATTTGAAGTCTTGAATATACCCTGATGGCTTACCACAATTAAACCCACCTTGATTATCTTTCAGGTCTATATTGAGATTATCTGCCATAAGAGTTTTATGATACGTGCCCATAGGCTCGCCAGGCTTCGCATTCATATTCTTAAGAAACCTTTTGTACATAAATCGCTGTAGAAAAGGTCTTATGGTAGCTGAAGTTGAATACACAGCCTTGTCATCAGGTATGTCCAACTTGTATGTACCACCTTCAACTACTTCTACTTTAGTCATCTTACCTTTAATCTCTTCTTCTCCCATAATGGGTGAATGGTTTATCTTAAGTCTAGGTAAAGTATTAGACTTCTTATCGGTAGAAGTATTCTCTCCTGCTATGCCCATAGCCTTTGCCATTGCGGCATAATTTGTAGTATCAATAGTTACTAAATCACTCATTTACATTTTCTCCTTTATTGAAAGTTTTATTGTTATATCACAAAACGTCTTTAGTGTCAAGCCAATTTTTACCTATTTTTGCTTCTAGTAATAATGGAACATTAAAATCTATATTAAACTTAGTATTAATAACACTTAGTAGTTGTTCATTAGCTGACTTTAAGACAGATAATACTTGATGCTCTTCATCGGGATGAACATCAATCACTATGGAATCATGTACACTATTGACAACACAAGATTGTAATGAAGACATTAGCTTATCTATGTGCATCAGCACAAGAGGAACTATATCAGCAGTAGCAAAACTTTGCACAGGATAATTCTTAACCTGCGTGAAGTGCGTTATCTTACCACTTGAGTATCTCTTGGCATCAGGGAAGGCAAACTCTCGACCTGAAGGTATCCTTATCTTACCTGTGGTCATAACTTCTTTAGCCAATTTGGTGTGCCATAGTGCGATTCCTTTGTACTTGTCCGTGAAGTGTTTATAATATGTAGCCTGAGAAGGTGTCCTTCCAAATCCTGTTGCTCCGTAGAGTGGTGCAAAGGTATGTGCTTTTGCTTCTTGCCTAGAAGTCTTCTCACCAGCATCACTAATAACACGAGCAGTATAACTGTGAACATCAAATCCATCTTCTATCTCCTTCATAGCAGTTTGGTCTTGTGATAAAAATGCGGCAGCTCGAAACTCTAGCTGTGCAAAGTCAGCTTCAAGTATCTTGCCACCTTTCCAACGTGATACGAATACCTTCTTTACAGGAAATGTACCACCCCTAGGCATGTTCTGCATGTTAGGGTCAGCACCACTAAACCTGCCTGTAGCAGTTCTATGTTGTAGTAGTCTTACATGCAACTTGCCATCAGGCTTGATGTGTGTTTGTATGCCTTCAACAAAAGAAGATAAGTAAGTATCTAATGCTGATAGTCTCTGCAAGTCTGACAAAAAGTTCATAGCATTAGTCATATTCTTGTGTTTAGCCATTGTATATAACGTACCTAGATTAGTCTTGTTGACACTAAAACCATTGGCACTAACCCACTTAGCATTAGGTGCATTAAACTTGAGTCCGCCTACCACATGCTTGTCAGGCACAAATAGGTAGCCACTAGAGTCACAAGCACTACATCTGGTAGGTCTAGCAAAAGGTGTTCCATCTTTCCTTACCTTTCTAATGTGTCCTGCACCTGAACAATCATTACACTGCTCTGCCTTTGTTCTATAAACTATAGTAGACTTAGTAGCTACCATTTGTCTGTAGTCTGTGGCATCCATGTATGGTGTAAAGTTATTTGCCCACAATGCCTTGTCAATAGGCTTCCTACTGTATATAACCCAAGACATTTGCTCAGGACTGTTTAAGTTAATAGGTGTATCACCCATAAGTTCCTTTACTTGTTTGTTTAGTCTCCTTTCTATATCTTGTTTCTCTTGTTCAAATTGAACACGTACTGAATCTAAGGCATTCTTGTCAACTGTAAACCCACGTTGATATATCTTAGCTAATGAGATAGCTACTTGGTTAGTAAAGATAACAGTCTCCATCAGACTAGCATTCTCTACTGTATTAAGTCTTCTGTAGATAGAATCACTTAACTGTTGTGTAGCTTTCAAGTCAGCAGACAGATAATCAGACAACTCTTGTGGTGGTATCTCATCCACAGATACATTATTCTTGAAGTACTCCTTCATTGTATCCTGCTTCTTTGTATCCAAGTCATGCCTGATAGCACATGCTTCTAATGATAACGGTTCTTTCTGTCCACGTTGCAAGATGTATTCACCAAGCATTGTATCAAAGACAGGACCATCATATTTGAATCCACATTCCCACAACCACAATAGGTCATGGACAATGTTGTGACCAATCAAGATTGTAGCTTCGTCTAGTAATTCCTGCACACCTGTGAAGTCATCTCTAAACAAATACTCCTTGCCTGTATCAGTCAAACATCCAACCATAACGAGTTTGTTATTCTCCTCGAATGGGTCTAGATGTAGCTTGCCACCCCTATGTGTGACAGTATTCTCTACGTCTAACGTCAGCTTCATGCTGTATACCTCGCTGTCCTATAATCAAGTTCACAATGAACTGAGCCATGCCAACCTGATAACTTATTCTTAACTACATTAAGATGTCTCTGTATATCTTCTTCGTCTTGTCCTTCTACTTGTGGGTTCTTAGCTATCAGTATCATCAAGTCAGCTTCAGCAGCTTTACCTGTACGTGAGCCTTCCATCATGGATTGGTTCAATATAATCTTACCTTCGGCTTCAGCAGATAGCTGTGACATGTAAAGAACTGCACAATTGTATGATTTAGCTATCTGTCTAGCATGTATAGCATTAGCCTTGAGTGCTTCATCTTGCCTAGCAAACCCACCTGTCCTTGCAAACTTATCTCCCATGTCTAGTACGAGTATGTCAGGTTGATATGCCTTACACACACTCTCGACCCAAGCCATGTCTCTATCAGATGCATCACGTATCTTTATGTTATCAAAGACAGGCTTGTATCTTGCTTGTGCTTCACTAGGATTATTCTTGACATCGTGAACAGTCATGCCTGTGGCAGCCGTCAAGTATCTTGCACCAACTCTGTGATAACCTTCTTCGTTACATAGGATAACACACTTAGCACCTTGATGTGCAAAACCGCCTGGACTTGCAATCAATGATGCATGGAAAGATGTCTTGCCTGTATTGGGTCTCGCACCTATCTCAATCAAGTGACCTGCGTTGATGCCATCTACCTTACGTGTCAGGCTAGGTATGTTGAATGTCCATCTTGCTTCTAGGTCATTCTTAGCTAGTAATGTCTCGATAGAGATGTCATCCCACTCTATGTTAAGGTTAGGTGTAAAATCATCCCCATACATCTCAAGAAGATTTCTAAGGGGTTCAAGAGAGGATTTAGCACCATTAACATAGTCAAACCCAAGATTGGCAATGTCCTCGCCAACAACTTGCTGAAACAATTTAGATAATACTTCTTGTGCAATGTCTGTTCCAAGTGGTTGCTCCTTCTTGAT